CCCGCGCATGTTTTTCCACAAAACGAATTGGCCCTAGGACATGGCTAGACCACGAAAACCGACTGCCCTGAAGATTCTTCATGGCGACTTCGACAAAAACCCGCAGCGGAGGAACCACCAAGAGCCACAGCCGTCAGCCGATTGCCCGACATGCCCGGACCAGTTGGGCGTAGTTGGCAGGAACGAATGGAAGCGGATTTGTTCCGAGCTGGAAATGCTTGGTGTCATCTCGCTGGCAGAGCGAGCTGCAATCCTTCGCTACTGCCATGCGTATCAGCAGCATCATGATTTTGAGCGACAGGTAAAAAAGGACGGCCGTTGGCAGGTGAGCACAAAGACCGGAGTGATTACCGAGCATCCGGCAAGCAAGGCCGCTAGAGACTTGGCGAATCAGATGATCAAGTTGCTTTCGGCGTTTGGAATGACACCAACATCAAGAACACGACTGGCCGTGAAGGAGAAACTAGAGGTTGACCCAGATGAAAAACTCTTCTTCGGATGAGTATTACTTTGATGATGACGAAGCGTTCAAGGTCAGTCGGTTTTTTAACGCGATGTTGACTCATCCAAAGGGCGGAAGCGGAAAGCCAAAACCGTTCATTCTGGAACCGTGGCAAGACAATTACGTTCGGAATTTACTGGCATGGAAAAGCAAGAAAACAGGACTTCGAAAGTATCGCACGACCTACTGCGAGATCCCTCGAAAGAATGGAAAAACAACATTGGCAGCAGGGATCTTGCTCTACATGTTGTTGGTCGATAAGGAAAACGGAAAGGAGGTGTATTCAGCCGCGACGACACGAGACCAAGCCGGGCTCGTGTACGAAATCGCAGCGGGCATGGTGATGAATAACCCGAAGCTCGCAGGACGATGTGAGTTGATCAAATCGAAGAAACGCATCGTTACAGCAGATGGATATTTTCAGGCGTGCTCAGCAGAGGCTGGAGCGGTTCACGGGAGCAATCCTCACTGCGTTGTGTTCGATGAGTTGCATCTGCAACGCGACCGGGAAATGTGGGAAGCATTTCACACAGGATTCGGAGCCCGATCGCAGCCAGTGTTTATCGCTATTACAACGGCAGGGCATGACAGGACGAGCGTGTGCTGGGAACAGCATGAATACTCACGAAACATTCTGAATGGGAACATCACCGATGATAGCTTTTACCCGTTGTTGTTCGGTGCGGAACCTGAAGATGATTGGATGGATGAAAAGACGTGGGAGAAGGCAAACCCCTGCTTGGATATCTCGCTCAACCGAGATTATTTGAGGGCAGAGTGTAAACAGGCTCAAGAGATTCCAGGGCTCGAAAACAGCTTCCGGCGACTTCATTTGAATCAGTGGACAGAACAAGAAAGCAGACTGATTCCGATGCAGCAGTGGGACAAGTGCCAAGGTGATTTGGACATCAAAGAGTTCGACGGCAGAGTGTGTTTTGGTGGGTTAGACCTGTCATCTACTCGGGACGTGACGGCATTTGTATTGCTGTTTCCTCGTTCTGATGGCGTCGACATCTTTCCTTACTTTTGGATTCCAGAGGAAAACATCAGTAAACGAGCGGCACAGGATCAGAGAGTCATTCGGTCGTTTGCAGATGCAGGCTATATTGAAGTGACGGAGGGAAACGAAGTCGACGTGATGCGTGTCGCGGAACGAATCATGGAAATATCTGCTCCGTTTGATTTGCGTCGTATTGGTTTCGATCCGTGGAATGCAGCAGGCCCGACGCAACGAATGAAGGAACTCGGGTTGCCGGATGATGTGCTAATCAAAATGGTGCAAGGCACAGCAACGTACAACGAACCGATCAAGCAACTGTTGTCGATGCTGGGCTCCGGACGATTCCGACACGATGGGAATAAGGTATTGCGGTGGATGGCGTCAAATGCTGCAGGATTAGAGGACAGCAATGGAAATCTAAAGTTTCACAAAGGCAAGTCTGGTGATAAGATTGACGGCATGACCGCTTTGGGTATGGCGTTGGCTTTATACATCACGGAGAACCCCGAATCGTCGGCATATAAAAAAGCAGGTTCCGGCGTCATTTTGTTCTGAGGTGCTTATGGAATACGGCGTTTCTGAATTCGTTATCAATGCAACGCCGGTTTCAAACCGCAGCGAAGATCACCTGTGGCACCCTATGAGCTTTGCCAGCGGCGGCAAGTCGTCTGCAGGCGTTATGGTCAACGCGAAGACAGCACTCGGCTATCCGCCACTCTGGCGAGCCATTAACTTGATCAGCTCAAGCGTGGCCGGTTTGCCATTTGACTGCTTTCGTCGTCAAAAAGACGGCGGCAAGAAGGTCGACATGCGGCATCCAGCACAGTTCCTCATGGAGAAAAAGGCAAACCGCTGGGTGCATGCCTATACGTTTCGACGAGCCATGACAGCAATTGCGATCCTGCACGGCAATTCGTTTGCGGCAATCGACAGAGTCAATGGGCGTCCGGATGCGTTGATTATGCTGGATAGCCAACAAACGATGATTCGGCTTGTTGGTGATCAGCTATGGTACATTACCTACATTGGCACTGAGCAGATCAAGATTCGCGGCGAAGACGTATTTCACGTTCGCGGATTCGGTGGCGATACTATTTCCGGCTGGCCTCTGCTTGAACTTATGAAAGATGCGTTGGGCGTCGGCATGGCGGCTCAGCAGTTTGGCGGCAGGTTTTTTGCTCAAGGCAGCAACATGAGCGGTCTGCTGATGATTCCCGGATCGTTCAACGAGGAGAAGATCCGAAACACGATGACGGCCTGGAACTCGATGCAGACCGGGCTGACGAATGCTCACAAAGTCGCGTTGCTTCAGGATGGCACGAAGTTTCAACAGCTGACGATCGCTCCGGAGCAGGCCCAATTCCTTCAGACACGCGAACACGAGATTCGGGCAACGGTCAGCAACATCACTGGCGTGCCTCCTCACATGCTTGGAGACAGCACCAGAACCAGCCATAACAGTCTGGAATCAGAAGGCCAAAGCTACCTCGACTACACGCTACAGCCGTGGCTGCAAACGTGGGAAGCGGAAGCGGAAGATAAATTACTGAGCGACAAAGAAAAGGAACGCGACAGCCACGTTATAGAGTTCAACCGCGAAGCGTTGGTGCAGATGACTTTTGAGGCCAAGGTCAACGGCATTTATCGCCAGATAGAATCAGGAGTGATGACCCGAAATGAAGGCAGAGCACGACTCAACATGCCGTCGATCGGTGAAGATGGCGACGTGTTCTATCATCCGGCAAACTGGATTGTGGCTGGAGAGGAACCGGATCCAACAGCGACAGGACAAACACCGATGAAAGAGACACCTGAGGAGGAATCGACGAGTACTGAAAACATTTTGCGTGCGATGATCACGAGTGACGTTACAGCGGCGATCAAACTGGAAAAAGATCGAGTGGTTCAGCGCGCTGGAATTCAAGCAGCTAGTTATCCAAAGGCCGTCGAAGAGTTCTACGCGACATGGACCGACAAGACAGTTCCAGAACTTCGCAATTGCGCGGCGAGACTTGCGGTGATTTCACACGCCGAGGAATCCCTACGGATCCTTATGGACGTTCACAGCGTGTCCTCAACAAGTTCACTGAAAAGCAATGTTGCCGACGTGGTCGCATCGTGGGATTCACGGGCGGAATCTTTGGTCGAAAACCTGATGAAAGCGGTGCAAAAATGAGGCAAAAAATCACACTTTCGCTGCCAAAACGCATCGAAAACGCAGTAAAAGACGAGAATTTCCACGTTTTTTACAACGATTCTGGCGAGGAGTTGGAAATCTTTCTTTATGGCGTTGTTGGCGATGAATACACGGAGTCCGACGCAGGCTCGATTGCTCGCATTCTTTCGCGTGATCGACAGCGGCCGGCAACGATGCGAATCAACTCATTTGGAGGGCTGGCCTACGATGGGCTGGCGATTCACAACGCGATTGCAGACCACGCAGGCCCGACAACGGCCATCATCGAAAGTGTTGCGGCATCAGCGGCAAGCTTGGCAGCAATTGGGGCCGATACGGTGAAGATGTACGCGAACGCTACCTACCAAATCCACGAGGGCATTGGTTTTGCTTACGGCCACATCGCGGAGATCAAGGAAACGCTTGATTGGCTGGAGAACTTCAACGCTGCTGCTGCTGAAACCTATGCGGCCAGGACTGGCAAGAGCGTGAAAGAAATGCAGAAGGCTCTGCTCGGGGCTAACGGCGACGGCACGAAGTACAACGCGCAGCAGGCGTTAGACATGGGGTTTATTGACGAGATTGTGACTGCTGGTGGCAAGAAATCAGCAGCAAAGAACGACGCAAGCAAACTGCAGTCGATGCTGAATTATCGAATTGCAAAATCAGCGTTGACAAATCGAAGGTGAGTTGCTTACAGTGTTCCGTACCAGTCAACAGGTTCCAAGAGGAATGAGTTGACGGCAAGATTGAGCAAGTGAAAGATCACAGGCGTCAGTCGTAGCGTTTATGGATTCATCCACAACGCCACGGCTGACGCCTTTTGCGTTGGTCCTGGCAAAAATAAGGGACCAACAATGAACAAACTGAAAGAATTGCAGGCAAAGCGACAAGCCCTGCTGGATGACGCTCAGAAGATTATCGACGCAGCTGGCGATCAGATGATGAGCGATGAAGATGCTGGCAAGGTTAAGGCCGCGATGGACGAAGCCGACACGGTCGGCAATGAAATCGAAGCTCTGGCGAAAAAATCCGCAGAGCAGGACGAGCTCCGCAGCAAGTTAGCAAACGCCAAAAACAAGCCGGACGATCCTCGCATTCGTTCTCTGCTGAATCGTGGCACCCTGGCTCCGCATGTTCCGCACGCTGGAAACGGTCCAGCAAAACTGCCGAAAAACGTGCGGTTTCAGCGAGTCCAGAACTTCAAGCAACTCGAAGACATGGAATCGCCACAGGTTCGAGCGTACCGCTTCGGCATGTGGGCACTCGCCATGATCTCCCAGAGTATGCCGCATCGGTTTTACTCACAGCAGGCCGTCAATTTCTGCTTTGATGAGGGGCTGATTTTCAACGCGGCTCATGGTGAAGGCGGATCGGACACGACTGGAGCACATATCTTCGTCCCAACGGAATTTGGCACCGACCTGATTTTGCTCCGCGAAGAATTTGGCTTGGCTCGCCAGCTGTTCAACAACGTGCCGATGTCCAGCGACACAAAGACAGAGCCTCGCCAGTTGTCAGGCCTGACTGCCTATTTCACGGCAGAAAATGCAGCCGCAACTGAATCAACCATGTCGTTTGATGATGTGACGCTGGTCGCCAAGAAGCTGACCGCAATCTCCCGCCTGTCAAACGAACTGAACGCCGATGCCGCGATCAGCTTCGGTGACAAACTGGTTCGCGAAATTGCCTATGCGTTTGCGTCGAAGGAAGATGATTGTGCGTTTAACGGTGACGGCACATCGACCTATGGCGGCATGACCGGCGTGCGAACTCGCATGGACGAGCTGACCGCCGGAACTGCTCCCGGGCTGATTCTTGGAGCTGGCAATGCCTACTCCGAACTGACGCTTGCAAACTTCCAGGATGTTGTCGGTGCTCTTCCGCAGTACGCAGACGGTCCGGGAACGGCGTGGGTATGTCACAAGACATTCGCTCACACCGTCATGCAGCGGCTCGCGTTGGCAGCTGGCGGAACAACAGCCACGGAAATCATCAACGGCGTTACAACCATGATGTTTCTTGGCTACCCAGTTCGCATCAGCCAGAAGTTCCCGTCAGTTACGGCCAACAGCCAGATTCCTGTGCTGTTCGGCAATTTTGCTCTTGGTGCGATGTTTGGAAGCCGCACAGGTTCCGAAACGATCGCATTTAGCAGCGAAGCGACTGTCGGCGGGGAGTCCATGTGGGAACGCGATCAGATCGGCGTGCGTGGCACGGAACGCTTTGACGTTGTTGTGCACGACTACGGCAGCAACTCCACAGCAGGCCCGATTGTTGGCCTCGAAATGGCTGGCAGCTAATCGACAGGCAGTAGCCTGATTTGCCCGCTGGTCATGTGATCGGCGGGCCTTTTCTGAAATCAATCTCTGAGGAGATAATCATATGTTGCGAGAAAGACTGGTAAACGATTCGCTGCTCATTGCCCCAAAGGCACAAACGAACAGCGCAACAACGACAGCCAACCTCGACACGAAGGGGGCAAATTACGCCACGATTCGTGTTGCGTTTGCGTCTGAGTTGAACACAAACGCCGTTGGCCCGACGCTGGTGCTGTCACAATCGGACGATACTGTCGTGACAAACTTTGCCACGATTGACACGCAAACCGGGCTGGATCTCACTGCGGCTCGCGAAGTGCACTACGGCGTGGACCTTCGCGGCAAAAAGCGTTATCTGCGGTTGGCAGTGACTACAGCAACGGCAACGAACGACAACGTCACGTTCGCTGCCGTCGCAACGCTCAGTGATCTGGAAAACGCACCGAACGGAACAACCAGCGTCGCGGACACGGTGGTGTTCGCTTAATGTCGCAGCATAGCTCAATCAATTACGTAGCTCATGCTCCTTGGCTTCAAGGCAAAGCTCACAACGTCTACACGCAATTCGGCGAAGACGGATTGATTGCGGCATGCTTGCAACGGATCGGGGAAACTAACCGTCACTGCTTCGAAATCGGAGCAGCTGACGGGCGGTTTTTTTCCAACACGCTGCTCCTGAGGGAACAGGGGTGGTTTGCTGTTCTGATCGAAGGAAACGAAAAACTGTTCGACAAATTGCAGGCCGATTATGGAACCGAGTCAACTTGTATCAATAGGCTTTGCAGTGATCTCGATCCTGTGCTTCGCGAAACAAATATCCACACGGAACCGGACCTTGGCATCATCGACATCGACGGACAGGATTACTGGATGTGGCACGACCTGCAAGACGTGCAGCCACGCATCATGCTTGTTGAAATCAGCACACAAGGAACATCATCGCCGATCCCCAAGCGAGGCGAACCATATCCAGCCCAAGCGGGATTGTTAGCGATTCAATCACTCGGAATTCAAAAGGGGTACACGCTCGTGGCCTCGACTTTTTGTAACGCACTTTTCGTCAAAGACTCATGCTTAAACTAAACATCGGAGCAGGCACAACAGTCATTCCGGGATTCACTCCCATCGACCGCAAACTGGGCAGCGAGGCGTTTCCGCTAAGCTATCCAGATAACTCGGTTGACGAGATCCGAGCCAGTCACATCCTCGAACATTTCACCTTCGCGGACGCTCAGAAAGCTCTGCAGGAGTGGACCAGAGTTTTGAAGCCCGGCGGCCGAATTCGATTGGCAGTGCCTGACCTCGATGCAGCAGCAAAAGCAGATCCGGACGAATGGCCGTTCATTGTAATGGGCGGACAGACAAGCGATGACGATATTCACCGTTCGGCGTGGAATGAAACTCGACTCAAGGCCCACATGGAACACTTTGGGCTTACAAACGTGCGACGATGGGAGTCACCAAACACTGACACAGCGGCACATCCATGTTCATTGAATCTCGAGGGCGTGAAGGGTGTCGCAGAACAAAACGTAAACACGGTTAAGGTCGGAGCATATCTGACACTTCCGCGATATGAGGCTGTGGCCGCCAGGACAGTTATCGAACAGGCATTAAAGCCGCACAAAATCAACCTCACGACAACGCAGGGTGTGTTTTGGGGTCAATGTATGCAACGGATGTTTCAGGATGCTGTTGATAAGGACATCGACTGGATTCTTTCACTTGATTCGGATTCGCTGTTCACAGACAAGCACGTTTCGCAGATGTTTGCGATCTTCAATTCAAACCCACACATAGACGCAATGGCAGCTTTGCAGTGTCGGCGTGGTTCGAAGTATCCGCTGCTTACGACTGGCAGCGGAATTCAAGACGAGCACGTTCAGATCGATGGCAAACCGTTCCGAGTAACGACGGCACATTTTGGGTTAACTCTGATTCGTGTGTCTGCATTGAAAGAGGTTGAAAAGCCCTGGTTCAAAGCACAGCCATCCGACACAGGCGATTGGAACGACGACAGGCTGGATGATGATATCTGGTTTTGGCATCAGTGGAGACTGGCCGGCAAAAACATTTACGTGGCTCCGTCCGTGTCCATTGGTCATCTTGAAGAAACCGTCGCCGTTTTTGATGAGCAGATGCAGGGCAAGCATATTTACGTTCACGAGTGGCGAAAGGAAAACGGGCTGTGATTGTCTTACTCAAACCGTGGAACGGCTTCCCAGTTGGATTTGTCAACACGGTCATCGGTCGCGGGGCTGCGATGGAATTGGTTCGGCGTGGCATCGCTCGCTGGGCTGACGAACATGAAAACGAGGATGCAAAATGTACCCAGGCAAAACGACCTTCAAAACAACCTCGGGGCCAACAACCGAACCGCTCACGCTCGACGAGCTTAAAACAAGACTCCGAATAGGAGTTTGCGATTTCGACAGCGAGTTGCAAGACCAATTGAAAGCGGCACGGCTTGCAGTAGAGACGGAAACGAATCGGCGATTGATAACGCAGACTGTTGAACTTTATTTGGAGGACTTTCCGGGGCAGTTTGGGGACATTGAAATCAGGCTTGCTCCGATCTCGGCAATCACACACGTCAAGTATTACGACCAAGACGACACTCTGCAGACCGTGACATCAACCAACTATTACGAAGACCTGACGACGACACCCCCGAAGATCGCGTTGAAGCAGTCGCAACATTGGCCGGTGACAGAACTTTATCGGCCAAACAAAGTGATTATCACATTCACGGCCGGATACGGAGCGGCAACGGCAGTTCCAGCAGCGGCGAAACTGGCGATCGTGGAATACATCCGGTCGGTACGGTGCGGGTGCGATGGCATGTCCGACAAATTTAAACGGCTGATTTCTGAATTGAAGTGGACTGAATACCAGAGGGTTTGCGTGTGATGGATTGCAGCAAGCCACGAGACAAAAAGATCACTATCCAAAAGCTGATAGGCCAAACGGCTGACGCTCACGGACAGGTCGATCAAACGACCGATGCCAACTGGGGCACCTATTGCACTGAGTGGTGCTCTTGCGTGTCAAAGGGCGGTCGAGAGTTTTGGAAAGTGCAGCAGGTCAACGCGGATACGGACCAGGCATGGACAGCACCGTGGAGCAGAACATTGCAAGGCGTGACGCCCGACATGCGAATGATTTTTGAAGGCAACGTTTATGAGATTCTGGCAGTGATCGACGTGAACATGGACCACGAAGAAATACAGATTTTGACGCGGAGAAAGGTGCAGTGAGTGCCGTCGTAACGGGCGTCCGTGAACTAGACATGCTTTTCAACAACTTGTCAAAGGGCATGGCAAACCGAATCGCCCGTCCGGGACTGGCAAAGGCTGGCAGACTGACAGCAAAAAAGGTGAAGGCGGCAATTCCATCGCGTTTCAAAGGTGCACGAAGTGGTATCAAATCGAAGTCGATCAAGACGAAACGCAATGCTGGGTTTGCTGCGGCAAAGGTTGGATTCAATGTTGGGCAAAAGAAAACGAAACGTGAGGATCAAAAGCCACAAGGTAAGCGTAAGGGCGTTGGCGTCGGGACTGCAAACGCATTTTGGTTTGCGGCTGGTACTGACAGGCGGTGGACGGGAACAAAGCGTGCAGGCGGACACAGAAAAGGCAGAAAAAACAGACGAGTGTTGACGGGTGGCGTTGTGCGATACACGGGGCGTATGCTCGCTCAATTTCCCGGAGTAAGTGACATTGCCCGACAATCGAAACAGGAAATTGACGCATTGCTGAGACGAGAGATTCAGATTGGCATTGAGAAGGAAGTCATAAGACAGGCAAAGAAACGTAAATGAAAGCCGGACTCGTATCACTACTGACAGCGGAGGCCACGATCACAGCGATCTGTGGCAGTCGCGTTTACGTGAACAGAGCCCCGCAGAAAGCGACGTTTCCGCATGTAATAATCACGCAAATGAGCAGCGAAGAAAACACAACGCTGGATGGCCGAAGCGGACAACTCAGGTTTTTAGATTTCGACATCGATTGCAAAGCGAAGTCATCGGTTGAAGCGGAATCACTTGGCAATGCGATCAGAACCTACATTGACGACTACAGCGGAGCGGCTGGAAGCTACACGATTGGTGCAGTCGTCATGAATGATGAGTCAGATGATTATGAGCCACCGCAAGATGGCTCAGACGTTGGTGTGTTCGTTGTCACTTTGGATCTGACGATCCATTACAACACTTGAAGGAGCCTGAAAGATGGCAAAGTTGAAAGTAAAGGGAACCGTTTTGTCGCTGGCATCAGGCACGACATACACGCCAGTTGCTCAGATTCGATCGTTTGGGGTTGATGGCATGGAGACAGAGACCTACGAGTCTCGAACCATCGACGGGACCGCAGGCATCGAATACGACCCGACAGGATACGTTGAAGGCGGATCAACAACGTTCGACCTGCTGCATGATCCAGCACTGGCAGGCCATCAAGACATTCACGATCTCGTCACGTCGGCATGCTTGAACACGAACGGGACAGCCAACAAAACGAACTGGAAGATTGTGTTTGCGAACACATCCTCGACCGAGATGACGATGGTTGCTGCTGGCGTCGGGTTTTCAATTACCGGTGAAATGAGCGACGGGCTTGCAGCATCCGTGACACTGAAGCACAGCGGTTGCCCTGTATTGCCTACCTGATGAGGTGACGACATGAAGTGCAGGACGAATCGAAATATCGATGCGGACGTTAACTGCTTCCCGGGATACGTCACAACGACCGAAACCGGGAAGAAAATTATTGCGGCCGG